CCGGTTCCAAGCTGTAATCTAAACGAACCCTTCTCGATCTCATCTTTTACAAGAAGCCTAGAAAAGTTTAAGAACATGGGGAAGTCGATCTTCGTTGAAGTATCGTCCATGCTAGAAGAATATCCCAATTCACGAGCCGAACCTGTTGCGTCATAGCCACACAATAGCTGCATGTACATACTGTATATGTTGTTCTTTTTTGAATTTTGAGTAGTTAAAGTTGTGGCCACAGAGCCAGATCTGTGACCAAGCGATATATCAAAAATATGATTAGCCGACGAACTTAAGTAAGGATAATCGTAAACCATCTGAAACATGCCATGGTCCGGATTTTTGATATTAACATCGTGCACCGAATACCCGCCAGATATCAGAGAACCAGTAGCAGGTATTGCCTCGTGTAACTGCTCTCTTTGCTGTGCGCTGTCGCTATGTTTTAATGGAATCAATGTACTCATTTCTATTTTCCTTTACTAATTGTTTTTACGAATAACCTTAACTTGGAAATCTGTAGTTATTCCAAGATCTAGGCCTGTGACCCTTACAGTTGTAGTAATGTAATCAACACTAAGCGATCTAGTTCCGTAGCCAGTAGTGGAATTTCCGATCTGTGTATATAATTTAGTTGGTGTTACAACATCAATTGCTGGCCGAATGCCCAAATGAAATCGTGGGCCCCGGGGACCATCGATGGCGGCATCTCCCTGCGTTGCATTCCCGCCGCCGGGGGTGGAACCAAGGCCAGCTTGTCGGCCGGCGGCCAAATAAGTGGATATGTGATTGGTATCAGTATAACTTACAGGAAGATCAGTTCCGTCTATATCAACAGGCACTAAAACTCTGTTGTCGATACTAATAAGATAGGCCGTCTCTTTTAACTGAGAGGGAAGAGGGTTCAGATAAGACATAGATGTTGTATCCAAACCTTGATCAATTATAATGCGGTTGTCCTTGGCTGTGCGTCCGGATGTTCCGTTAATAAAGCCATCGGGGAACTGTGTTGGTTTTTCTGCATTTGGCCCTATGTATGCTTCTGCAGTTGCTCTGTTTGCAACTACAACAAACTGATTTGTGTCGCTACCATTTTCTGCAGAAGACGCGTAGGGGAACCCAGTAAACTGGCCACCGCCGGTTTTTGTATTAAGGCGGGCTACTGGTAAGAATAATATATCCCTATCTTCTAAAGTCAGTAATCTGTATTTTGAACCGGCCGTTGAGTCTGTACGCGCTTCTAAAATTGGCGTTTGCAAAATCTCCAAATCTCTTCTAGCGGTAGCTACAGACGTATCATATAGTGCATAATTTATTTCATCATCACCCAAAGTAAAGTGTGTAACTCTAAATGACCCCCTACCCTCTGCTAACTTTTTTCTACCTATGTGCGTTAAAACGGCATCAAGTATAATATCACCTGTGTTATCTAGAAACGACATGTCTAATTCTCCTAAGCATAATAAATAGTATTAAAAATCATTTTGTTTTATTTATCAGAGCAATTCTGTTTGCATGAATTTAAAGTATGTACGCATTTATCAAGACAAGCGACTAAAGGAGTGTCTATATCCTTTTCACATTCGTCGCTGCACTTTTTAAACGTGTCCGAACAATTCTTCTTACATTGAGCCGGGGCAGAAGGATACGACATCAAAATATTTTCTTCTCTTGTCTCTGCGATGCTTATATCACCCAGATTATCATCATTTGTTGATTTTTTTAACTTATAAATCAAATTAAAATCAACTTTTCTGCCAGTTTTCTTGGAAGTTACCCGAATTTTATAAAGTGGCTTTGTTTCATTTTGGTCGGAAAATGTACTTGGGTTTAAATACCCAACATTATTTTTAGCCGGATTAGGCGCTTGTTGTAACAAAGCTGGCTCAATTCTAAATAGAGATGTAAACTCCTTAATCTCTTTTCTTTTTATAGGTGCAGATTCAAGTTCTACAACATCAACAATGGGGAAAACTGTGCCACCATCGTCCACGATTTTGACAGAATACACTTGGCTCAAATATGACTTTAGTCCAGTAACAGAAACGGACCTAGTGGCAAAATAGTACTGAACGTTGGGTTTTATTGACACTAGTTTTAAACGATTGCCACCCAAAACATCGACCTCTTCAAGTATTTCCTTAAAATCCAACTCATTCGTTGGTTTCTCGCCTTCAACTTTATAGATAATTATTTTTTGTAATGGCTGATTTTTAAACCAAACGTCGTCGTCCTTAATATACTTTGGGTCTAGATTATCCTCATTAAGATGCTCTGTGAGACTCTCACTCTCTATATAATAATCTCTTGAACTCTGCCACCCTTCTTGCCAAAACGCTCTAGGAATATTTCTTTTTTGAGGGTCCGCGTAAAAAGACATGTCTTGAAAGTGCATAAACACTTTATTGTTGACGCCTCGCAAAGGATGAACTTCCAAAAATGTAGCGTGTGGTGGAATATCTACGAATGGGGCTACTAACTGATTAGGGGAAATAGGAATCTCTTCTATTTTGCTACTATATTCTATCGGAGAGGGAATAAACCTGAAGTGGAAAAGACTATCCGGATTGGACGGCGCCGTGTCTTTATTTGATTCAAGCCCGACGAAAGTCAAATAGCTATACTTACCCTCGGTAAAAGCAACCAATTGATTTAATTGATAGCTATATTTTTCACCATATTTTATTTGTGAATCATAAAAAGAAAAAGGGCCGGTTGGCGACAACATGTTAAGAGTATCTGGTGAAAATTGTGGATCACTAATATAGATTCTTTGCTTTATGCCGCCGCTGACGTCATCTGTAATTCGTGACTTTGCTAAAACATAGCCGGCCGAGAACATTCCGTTGCGTGGCGAATAATTTTTATATTTTAACAGTGTCATAATTTTATTAAAATACTCATCGGGCGCCCAGTAGCCTGCGTCAAATCCGGCGTGCAGCCCGGTAAAGCTCCAGTAAAGAAACCAACTCTCTGCTTTAAACGGAGAAGTATTAGGTGCTGGTCGAAACATTAAAGATTTATCAGTCAAGACCTTTTTACCAGCCTCGTCAGGGATGGGGTTGCCGTTTGCAGAGGTTTCAATCCCTCCAAAGCGGTCGAGGGCCAGCAAAGTTCTAAACTGTTTGATTGTTTTTTTGTCCGACAAAGTTAGGCCAGCGGGGGCAGAGTTCACTATAGCAACATCATTCTCTTTCGGAATAACACTCTTTACTGAAGAATCAATTAAATTATAATATGGTAAAGTTTTATTATAGCGCGGTTGCTGTAATGAAATGTGATCAAGTAACATACGTTTTGCGGGCGGCCATAAAACAGTATTTTTATCGCACCCCAAGCCTCCGGGGGGATATACACCATTTAATATTGCATCGTTTCCCTCTTTGTAAAACAACCTCAAGGAAGTCTCATCTTTTTCTGATTTAGTGTTCTTACATTTCTCTAGGGCTTGAGCCGCCACCAAGCGAGCATATGTATTTTCTTTTATATCATCGTTTGTTATTTCATTTAAGCCTACCACACTTTGTGTTTTTATGCCTGTGAGATAATTTTTTAAATGATAGTTATTAGTGTTAACCAGCGTTTTTCCACTTAAATAATCTTGTAAGTTAGATGAAAGTCTTTTTAAATCCTGTACAAGAACATCGTTCGCATTTTTGTATTTGCTAAATGATTGTTTGAGGTCATCATAAACGTCAACAAATGTCTTTTCTTTGCTTTCTTTGCTGGGTGTCTTTTCTTTGCTTTCTTTGGCTGTGTCAAAGTCGTCGTCAAAGAAGTCCCATGTCTTTTTTTTGCTTTCTTTGCTGGGTGTCTTTTCTTTGCTTTCTTTGCTGGAAAACCTTAAATGTTGAAAAAAGAAGGAAGCAAAGATTATAGCCTTTGTTTTTTCTTCTCTTTGTGAAAGGGTGCCAGCTTTTGTTGGGTCTGAAATATTGAGTGACGGAACTTGGAATTTTACACCGAGTAATGTTATGGATTTTTCATCAATTTTTATATTTTTTGCAAAAATTTGATTTATCCAAAACAGAGCAAGGCTGAAATTGCCGACGCTAAATATAAAGGGGCCCTTTGGAAAAATCTTTTGTATGGTTGCTTCTGTAAATTCATCCTGCAGATATTTACGCACTCTTTCTACGAAATAGAGGCAAACCTTGTCATTAATCTCTGTGTATTTGCCATTTACCTTGAAGACCGAATCGTCGTTGAAGATGTCGACGAGTGTGAGATCAAGGAACTCTGCCGTTTTTTCATTAATTTTGTTAAAAATGGGAGTTGGCAGTTCATATCCGTAAACCAAATCACTAGGTTTTTCTAAATCGTAATTCCACACTTGATTCGCCATAAAGGCGATTGGGTCTTCAAGGTACTTAGAAACATCACCTATATATCTTAATCGTCCTAAGTTATAATTTTGTGCGTTATGAATTTTAGGCTTTGTTTTAATTATTTTTACGTCTGTTGGCTGATCAGCAGGGTCAGACACTCCCGGGCCTTGTGAACCGGGAGAGGCGCCGCCCGTATCTTTGGATGCAGGGACTAGACCAGCATTAGCCGGGGATGGTTCTGTGGCTGAACCATACAACTGTTTTTTAATATCTTTTAGATCGTTATCCAACTGTTTTAAATTTATCTCCACCATGTTTAACCCTTAACCTCTAACATAAAAATATGAATCATAAAAATCTTCGGTAGATGCCAATCTAACTAGAATCTTTTGATCATTTGCCAACGACAACAGAATAGACTCACTCAATTCTTCAAAAACAAACCCAGATACTGTTTCGTTTGTCCTGTCTAAATAATAAAATTTTATATCTTCTCTTAGTGTTGTAACTAGTTCTAGGAATTTAGCAGGATTAACAATAGTGATTTTTTCCTTGGATTTTTCATCAATCTGGCCACAGTCAGAATTGTTTTTTAAATTATCGGTTTCTGTTGATTCGTCCTTTATAGACAAAATAGAAAACTCCTTTATTGTTGTTATTTTTGGAACTCTCGCTTTTATGAATTTTTTTACAGTAGTTTCTAAAGTTTCTGCTGTTTTAAAATTTGGTAAAAAAGTTCTAGTATCAGTTTGCATAAGCCTATTCTTTTGAATAAAATTAACCAACCCATTTTCTTTCTTTCTTCCCAATATGATAATTTTATCAAAATTTTGTTCATATGTTATGCCCAAAGAAGCGGGCGCATTAAAAAGTGGAAAAGTGTATTGAGAACCAAGACTATTGTCTGATACTGTTTTTTGTTCTGAATTTCTTAACTGTTCTTTTAAATCACGAATAATTTCACCTGCCAGTTCATGTATAGAAGTATTTGACAGTAAATCAATCTGGCCTAGCCTTTCTTTAAATTCGTTTGGTATGTTCTTTCCATACACCTCACTTGCTAAGTCCTTTATTAATTGACCATCCTTATTTTGCATGGCTCTAATCAAATTTTGAATTTTATTTTTCAATAGGCCTAAAGATATATCATTAAAAGTGAATCTCAGCTTCGCCTGATAATTGGGAACCGAATTGACTCCCAACATCAAAAAATTGTAAAAAATCTTATTTCCGGAAAAATCAACTCTTACATTTTCGACTGGTACCGGCAAGGCCGGGCCTAGTGCCCTATTGAGCTTATATCCACCCTCGTCTTTATCGTGTTCAAAAAGATAAAACTCTGATTTAAATAAAAATTGTGAAAATTGACGTATGTCATCCCGACTAATTAAGTTTGGAAAACTGGCGTATCGATTAATAAACTTTTCAGCGTCTATGGCATAAAACCCACTAAATTGCCCATTTGATGAGTACGAATAATATAAATCCGACACATAAGCCTGTTCTTTTAATGCTTTAAGCGCGGCAGGTAGTTTGTTTGTAGCAGCTAAATAATTAAAATCAAATTTTGAAACAACCTTTTCATGTGGAATTCTATTCTTCTCTAAAGTAAATAAATTTACCATACCGAATCTAGATGAAGACACCAGATTAATCAATATCTTAATGGGGCCATCTTCAGGGTTATATTTTATATGAACTCCCGGCAACTCTTTTTTAACTTCATATACATTTTGTTTTTTATCAGTAGAAAACAATAAATCCATAGAAGTCTTAGTTAATTTATCTGGGAACTGTTCCCTGAATAAGGCATCTAACTTTGTTTGGGTAAGTAAAATAATTTTTAATTGAGGAAATTCATCTTTGTCTACATTAAACAAACTCAAATCAAAGTTGATAGCATCGTTATCTATAAAAACATTCTTTATACTAACTGGACTATTATTCAGGTTATCATTAATCGGCGGTGACCAGGCGAAGTAGGCGGGAAGGTTGGCTAATACTCCGACTGGGAATATTAAAGTTCCATCAAACGCCGTGTTTGAATTTTCTGTTTCATTATTTAAAACACTTAATAAGTTCATTATTTGCACTCATCGTCTATGTCATTTATGGGAAGTGGTTCATCAACGAAAACAAACCCTTCTCTCTCAGATTCTACCGCTGAATCAATTGAAACATTCAGATACCATTCAACAGACTCATGAGTAATATCATCCGCCTCAAAGTATAGTCTTTTTAAATCCACGTTGTTATAATCATTTGAATATTCATATTTGAAGACCTCTAGTTCAAACTGGCTAGAGGATGATAAAACATTTTCTTCCTTTACACTAATCGTAAAATCATTAAAATCCTTTTTAAACAATACAAAAGAGTCGTCAATTGGATCCTTAAATACATCCGTGGAATCAACAAATGGGTTTTCTAACAAATTAGAAAAAAATGTACTTTCAGGATTATCTTTTGGGGCTTCAACATAAAAATTATAATTATAGCTGCAACTTAAAGATAGTTGAGGTATTTTTTCATAGGATGGATTGACGCTGCCGCCTTTATAAACTTCAACCGGAGTGTAGTCTATTTCACCAGACCCAGTAAACAAGCTCCCATCTACGGCTTCGATCTGCCAAGCAGGGCGATATTCTGAATAGGGAGTGAAAGTTCCCAAACTTTCTATTAATCGATTTTCTGATTTCGGGCCAGTAGGTTTGTCCTCGGCATACGCGAAGAACTGATCGCCAGTACTAATAGCGGCCTGTTTTGCCGTCTGCGCCCTAAACATAATCTGGTCTTTTATCCTTGTCTTTATTTCATTTTGTTCTTCAAAAATTGCATTTCCGGTAGTAACATATTTTATATCATATATGATGTCTTCATCCAAAAATTCATAATGAGTGGGAATAAACTGGCCGGTGGCGAGCTTTTCACGGCCAACCCTTGTTAGTATAACTTCTAGAACCTCCTCTTTTTTATTAAAAAATGTCATTTAAATTATCTTCCCATCATAATTAGTTAATCCTTAAAACTATTCTTAATAAGTCCCTGTGTCCGTCGTGCTGGTGTCCGTCGTGCTGGTGCCAGTTGTGCTGGTGTCCGTTGTACCGGTGGCCGTTGTGCTGGTGTCCGTTGTACCGGTGGCCGTTGTGCTGGTGTCTGTTGTGCCGGTACCTGTTGTGCTGGTGTCCGTTGTGCTGGTGTCCGTTGTGCCCGTACCTGTTGTGCCGGTACCTGTTGTGCTGGTGGCCGTTGTACCGGTGGCCGTTGTGCTGGTACCTGTTGTGCCGGTGGCCGTTGTGCCGGTGGCCGTTGTGCCCGTACCTGTGGGCGACGTGAACGGCGGTGGTTCATCGGGCTCTCGGTATTGACACGGTTCTGGTTGTAGATAGTTGATTGCAACCGGATCATTACAGCGCACGGTGGGGGCGGGGATATCAACAATGGGCATACACTTGCCTCCGAATTCAAAGAAACCGTGAGGGCATTCTCTGGCACGAGTAGTTTCCATCGGCCCTATCGGCTCTTCTGACTTCCTAGAAATTGTTAAAGGAACTCCCAAATTTATAGATGCGCGACCTGCCTCTTCCGGAGTTATGTAGCCGCCGCCCCTAATATCCCTAATTCTGTTTGGACTATCGTTTTGAACTTCGAACTCAACCTCCATCTTACCAAGCTCAACCAAACTACAATAATCATAAGGCCAATTAAATGAAAATCTATCTGATCTAGACCTTTTATATGTTGCAACGCCAGTTTGTTTTTCTACCATCTTATAATAGTCATAAGAAGCTCTCTTTTTAACTTTGAAGATTTTCCACCTAATATTATCAGGAATCGAATTAAAATTATTATAACTAAAGATTGATGGCGATAACAATTCTCCATCAACAATAGGATGTTCTAATATAACCGTCTCTTTATCTGCAGTTGTTGCTATCGATGGCATGACTCCCTGCCACACATCTGCTAAATCTTGTTGACTTAATTTACTTGAGAATTCAAAAAAGTACATAGAAAATGGAGCTTCGACACCAGCTTGTGCGAAATCAACCTTGGTTGATAATACCTTTCTAGAATCATCTCGGGTTGCAACATAATCATATGGAGGGGGAACAACATATTTGTCCATCTTCCTAATCATATCGGAAATAGAATCCTTTGTTATTTGGTCAGTTCGAACTTGACTATATCTGTTTTCAAAAATATTAATTGGAATCTCAAAAAACTTTTCCTCCCCGGTTTCACAATCAATATAAAAAGGAACAACACAAATGGCCTCTTCTAGGGTCTTTTGATTTTTTATCCTACCAAATGCATGGGCCTCCGGAGCGAACCCAACAGCCTCAAGCAAAGAGCCGGTTAATGAAGAATCCTCATATGATGTTTCTTCTAATCTAACATGAACTCTGGCTCGATCATTACTTCCCGCCAAGCTACCATATTGGTGCCACATGCCTCTAGTTGTTTGTAATTCTGAGTCAGGCGGGGTACCAAAACTAACAACATCCGTACCAGAGAACTGAAGCGTGGGACACTCCCACTTACTTTTAATTACCCACCGGTTATCTTTGTCGATATTAAACAAATCTAAACTAGCTGTATTTGTCATAAAAACAACTTCGCTACCATAGTCCCCCTGCTGATGGACATGAGTTATGGTACTGTTTGCTATTATGTCTTTCAAAGTAAAAGAGGTTGTTCCGGCTCTGGAATCAGTAGTTAAGAAGTCGGCTGTGTCAAAGACCAACGTCGCCTTCGTAAAGGCGGCGCGACTATTATTTGGGCCAAGCCCTTGAATGTTTGCCACATTTGGGCAGCCCGGGCCTAAAGAGCCGATTTGCTGGCTATAACAGCCGGGTGGGGCATGATTAAGATAGGGATACGGTCCATACGCGGCTGGTTGACCGTATTGCAAATAATTCGCAGGGTTTTCTATCACAATATCCATAGCGAATTTTTTGTGAGTTGGAATTCCGGTGGCGCTACCTGAAAAAGGACCCCTAAAGTCCCAGCCTGACTGTGGAGAGCTTTTAAAAGTGGCCAGCCCATCTAAAAAGAATTCTGGAATCTCTGCAAAAAAGTTATGGGCCATCAGTTCATAGACACCATCGGTTTTGTTAACTGACCCGGTACTATCAATTTGGTCTCCAAAACTAGCATGAGGATAGGCATTGGAACCTGAATCAACAATATGATAAATTGTTGAAGCATACTCAGAAGGCGCCAATATAGATTCAAAAGGAGCCGCAGAATCAAACATATCCACAATACTTGCGCTGATCGGGCCGGCTGCGGTAGCTTTGTACGGAAACTCCACAGCAAAGCCGGCTTTTATAGAATTGTACCCAACCCCGGGCGCCCAAAATGGCATCAAAGTTGTTGAATAAGTTGCTTGCGTGCCGGCAGGGACTGCAGATTCTTCGCCCACGTCATCAATCAAACTAGAATTAGAATAAGAAGAAGAAAACTGAGATGCTAATTGTCTTGTCCTTTGAACGGGATAAAAACCATCTTTTGGCAGCAACTTCTTTGTAACATCAAATGTAAGCCTAATCGCAGTCGGCTCTCCATAAAACTCTTTTAATTCTTTTAAATATGTTAAGTTTTCTGTTTTACCATAAGTCTCCAAGAAACTGGCAGAAGTCATCGTCTTACTTCCCGTCAAAGAAAACGCATAAATTGACCTTTCTGCAAAATCGTAATTATGGTTTTTTACGATTGGTCCTACATAATCAGAAACTGTAAATTCTGGGATTATTGTCTCATCCTGTCCTATTATACGAACATCAGTCGAAAAGGCACCATATGATGTATAAAAAGCACTAGAAGAGGCTTGGGCCTGGACCAAGTTGTTTGGGCGGCACTCGCCCATAAAGAATGAATATCTTGCACTCTTATTCGCACGAGATTCAGCGGTTGCGCCTACCGAGCCAGTATATCTCATTATCTCACCAGACTTTTCAGCGTGATATGACGATCCTGACAAGCTAACATCCATCAACCATCGGCTGGCGTCGATTGTAACACCTTGTGAATTAACTACTGAGGCCGCTGTTCTTTCAGATAAAGCATCATTACTCCAGAAAGAGACATAATTTTCTCTGTTTCTTGCGAGGTCTCGATATTCATTTTCTTCTCTTGGATAAACCACCTCTTTGTATCTTATAGTGTTAAACTTTTTACTAAATTTATAAAAATCAGAATCATAAATATCCACCTGTGGGGCGCCCATTTCCTGATTTAAATCTTCAATCACATCTTGTGTTGTATTGTAAGTTTTTGCAAAATAATCATATAAGTTTCCAAAACTGTATTCTATGGTTCCAGTAACATCATCAATATATTGTAAAACTGACTTGAACTTCGATGTAACGGCACTTTGTGTGATGGTATATCTCTGGCCGGCTCTTATAAGGGCCTCTTTGTCGTCCCTTAAAACATCTAAACTGTTTCTATATAAATTCTTTTTTCGGAACACCCTAGCGACTCGATGATCCCCGCCCCTTGTTTGTTTAAACGATGCATGTCGATAAGGGCCTCCGTTGTTTAATAAAAATGCATTTAAAACATTATAAGCGCTTTGGGGCCATGGGTCGCCAGGGCCAAACACGCTTGCATTAAATTGAAAATATTCACCAGCGGACAAGGCACTTCCGGCGTAATCTACAGTTCCAGTCGTAAATAAGTTATTTTCTAAGTCAACACTACCAAAGACCACCAAGTTCATCCCATTAAAAGGATTAAAAACATTAGTACTGGCTAATGATACTGGGGCCGTAACTTGAGTTGATAGCGTATACGTCGCTTCGCTACCGCTCACATAAACAACACCAGAGGGAAAGTCGTTTCTTTCACTGCCATAACTACTGGTGTATAAATAAGAGCTATATTCGAATCCATAGATCGGGGCAAAGATGGGGGATGAAATATCACTTAAATCATATTGCCCTTTTCCGCCAGTCCATTTAGACCCAGTAAACATTTGGAGAGCGCCAAGTCTTCTTAAATTAGGATAGCCTCTTTTTTGTAAAACCCACGAATCTTTAACCCACGAATATTGTACATCTGTTCGCGGGATGCCATAGCCGACATAAGAATTATCCCATATTGGAGTAGGCCATTGGGCAGCGGTACCTGTAATGTGATATATCCCGTTTCTTTGTGGTTTATAGTAAGATGCAGACGGCTCTAAGATAACAGAGTCATAACCGCCGCTCAAAGTATGTCGCGACAATAGACTTCTATTCGCCAACCTCACTCCAAGATTTCTATAGTTTAAATTATTATAAACAGAGTACTCAGCAGCTTCGACATCCAAAAAGGAAAATGAAGCAACCTCTGGTCCACCGGGGGCACTAAACCTACTTACGATAACGAAGTCGTTGCTTCCTGTTGCCCTATCTAGTACTTCAAAGTCCTTATAAGCGTATGTCCCAAGGCCATCTGGGCCGTCGTCGTCACCCGTTCTGAAGAGTATACCACCAGTTGCTGCAGAGACCGATCCAGTATTTCCTTCTGATTTTACATAATATCTATTATTTTCCTTTCTTCCCGTCGTTTGAATTATCTCATAGTCTCTAAGATAATTGCCAGCATTGGCGTTTGATCCTGAAATATTTTTTATGTTTACGGCGCTTTTAGCTGGAGTGTCACGCAAATAATAACCAATTGGAACCTCTGTTTGAAAGTCGCCACGAAAGAGCCTTGGGTTGTTAAGGGTGATTTGATTTCCTTCAACAGAAAGAGCATAACCCTCTTTTCTATCAAGCGTGCTAGTCACAAATCTATTGCCATGGCGGTACATCCAGCCGCCAACATTCTCTTCTGCCCATGGACTTTGTATGGGAGTACCCTCTATAACAAAATCCCTATGAGCAGTTTCTATAGAAGCTGAAATTTCTTGTGCAAATAAAACGTCTTGATATCTTGAATTTGCTGATGATGCGCTCAATACATCAAAGGGAAGATACTTCTGATTAGTTAAAACAATACTGTTCCCCGCATCAGTAATTTTAAGCGGAACCCTTCTTTTGCCACCATATGTTTCATCAATAGTCCCACTACTATAATCATAATAAGGTTGTCCCTTGTTATTATCTGGCATCGCGCTTTGAGAAATTGTTAAGCCTTCGCTGGTAGTGATACTAATTCCAAGCTTAAAAGAACTTGGGAAATAATTTTTTCTGTTCTCTCCACTATATCCGGTGTTTGTACTGATAGACTTTTCAACAGTCATATCAAAAGAGAGCGGACTATTTGAACTTGCTGACGGGTTTGGAAATTGACTTATTTGTATGGCAACGCGAGTCCTATCTTTTCCGGGGTCGCCAGTTGCTAAAACACCATCAGGGTTTCTTCTTGCCCTAGAGCGCCACCAAAATTCATTACTGCTTTGTTCGCCGGGTAGTGGATCGCCCGAAGGATTTGGTGGTGATCGGAGAGATTCAATCGGACTAGGATCTGGGCCGGCTGGTCTTATTGGCCTTAAGCCAGTCTTCTTCAAAGAAACCTTTCGCTTTCTTATTTCTTCTGGTACAATATTCTCCATATTACCCAGGTTTCGGAGCGGAGGTGCGTCTATTGTTGTTGTTGTCGGGAAATCCCTTGGCGTAAATGTTGGGTCTACGTCTGCAACTTCTGGCAAATTTGGCCACCAAAAATTTGTTGATTTAATTTCATCTTCTTTGGAATATTGCTTTACATGCAAATATTTATGTCTATATTTACTCCTCTCTAATAAGTGACTTTCGACCACACTTCTAACCTTATCAGAAACTTTTGCAGACGCCGGAATCATGTTTGCAAGAACACTATCTAGGGCGCCGTCGACCCATTTATATAAATTGACATACTTTTCTAAGTCCGGACTGTTTTGAATGTTTTCGAAAAACAAAGCACGAAGCTTTTCCACACTCTTATAATTCGGTCGATACATATTAACCGGTTCACCAACTAGATTATTGAAATCTTCAATAGAGGCAAAAAATCCTAAAATATTCCTAGAAATCGTATCGTATAAACTTATTTCAGCAGCAAAATAATATTTACTTGGACGACTTTCTTTCGTAAAGAGTACGTCGTCCTGTTCTCTCACTTCGATTAAATCAGAATTATATAAATTTTCTGGCAATTGTTGACGAGCAGTATCAACAAATAAGAAATCAACTACGTCTGTTGAACTGGCGGGGAATCCAAAGCCTTGGCCGCTATAATTGCGGCCTGATAAATTATAATAATTTTCAGCCCCATATTTGTTATATACGGTTGTGCTGCTACCAGACGTTGTATCTTGTATTGTAAATTTTCCACTTGAATCTGAGCCTGTTATATTTTCAAAATCCCAATGGAGGGCCAAGGTTTCAATTTTAGGAATATAATTTCCAGACACACCAGCTTCAAAAATAAAACTATTTTCATAAGGATTTAGTCGGCCAAACGTCTCCACATCTTTAGCATGGCTTTGTAACTCTCCGGTCTTTAGATAATCAAACCATACTCTTGATGATAACGCCCTGACGTTTGTTTGATAATTGATCGCACCCGTTATATTAGTTCGGTCGGCGCCGACATACAATCTCTTATTTGAACCGGTTAAAAATGAACTAATATCGCCGGCTGCCGAAGCAGTTGAAACTTCTGCTGAAGCTGAGAACTCATGTACCTTAATACCAGAACTGTAATTTACTCCATAAAATTCAAAATCAAAATTAGATGACCCTGTTACTTTATCTGCAAAGGGATATTCCCTTGGTTTAACCCTTACCGCGAAAGTCCAAGCATTATTGTTATATACGTCTTCATAATATGAAGAAGTTAACGTGCCAACTGAAGTAATGTTCGTTTCTAAAACAAATTTCGTTTTATTGTTTAAATTGGTATCCGCATAAACCTTAAAATAGGAGTCTGGAGATGGAATTTCGGTTATACCGGTGATTGCGCTAGCGCTATGCACTCCGAACAAAGAGGCGCGTGGCAACCTAGACACAACATGACCATTAGGAAAATCTACAAATTTTGGAAAATAAATTTGGTTTTCTATTGTCAAAGGAATGTAGAGATTTGAAGCAGATGGGATGTATCCATAATCTCCAGTTTCGCCCAGCACTTTAGTTGTGTCGGCAAATGTGTATATTACACCTTCTCTATTTTGAGACTCATTATAGCCAGAAAAGTCTACAACATTCCTCTTTGATTGTGCGGACTCAAACCCTTCCCTAAATTCATATTCCTGATTGTCGGAATACATGTTCAGTCTTACTAGTTCATCATCCACACCGAAACATCTAAACAAATTTCTAAAGGCTTTCTCTGTTCCTTTAGTTTTATTTAAAAAGTTAAGATTGTTAAAAATGTTTTGGAAAATAAGATTTTTTAAATTAAAAAGTTTATCTTCATAAAGTCTTTTTTCGTCTTTGAAATATATTTCTTCAATAACACCGGGATCAATAAACACATCTGGTATTTCAAAACCATAAGATAGTAAATTTCTTTTTGAAAATGGGTTTGGTTTTGCCGATGAACCACTAACATAGCTTCCATCCTGAAGAGTGGATACGGCTGTAATTTGTGCGTGAAGTGTATCCAAGTAGCTTGACATTATCTGAATGAGCTTTCTAATCAATAGCCCATTTTCGCTATCTTCATCACTAATCCATTGTGGTAACATATCATACATGCTACTGATATTGGATGCATCATAGGCGGATCCAGAAGTTTCTTTTTCAGATTTATAAGAAAGCACGTCTGAATGACTGCCATAAATGATTGGGCTACCAACTTCAGTTGCAACTTCAGAAAGTGTTATAGCGCTACCAGTTTGTCTAGATGAGCCCGACGCGTAGCCGACCCAAACACCGTCTGTAAGGCGACCAGAATAGTCCAATACTATGCTATCAAGGCTGGAAGTGCCGGTTATACCTTCGTTAAATTTGTAGTATAAAGAAAGATCTAGGGGGTTATATTTGTTAACTTTTGTCTTATCTGTATTTCCGCCGCCGCCAACATCAAAGAAATAGTTTTCTCCAATTTGTTTTGCGTCTCTTCGAGTCTTCCACAGCCTTACTTCGTCCAAAGAACCAGAAAGTTTACCATCGCCAATTAAACTAGACAAAGAAGATGCGGCGATGGTGGCATCTAAGGTTCCAGTCAATACAAGAAATGGGCTAGCCTTTGTATAATATTGTTTTTCCTGAAAGTATCCATCTACATAAAACTCTCCAACATACCCAGCAGAATTGGTGGAAAAGGCCATGGCATAATGATGCCAAGAAGAGTCTGCTATTGTATCCAAGTCAGTATCAAATTCATAAACAAACTGAGGTAGGTTAGCATCCGTGGCCGCCTGAGCGAAACAGGCAATTAAATTAGATGATGCGGCGACATCAGTTGTGATTTGAAACAAATCTTTTTGTTCATTACTAATGGAAAAAACTACCTCATTTTGAGTTTGAGCCGGGGCAGGAAAAGCCGCCTTTTTCATCCAAAATTCAAATGTTACACCTTCTGAAAAATCTAATTCAATACTTCCGACTTGACTTGAAGCCGTGTTATAAACTAAATTTTTTGAATAGTTGTCTGTTAAAATATAGTGTGGAGTACTACTCTCGCCAAGTGCAAACGTAATTGTATCAACGGTAAATGAATTTTTTGTTTCATTATAAGTTGAATCTGAAAAATCTGCATATCCAGTTGATCTTGGATAGTTGTTATCAAATTCATACCTTTGAATAGCTACCAATTCGTTTTTAAACTTTAACCTTTCTGTCAAAGAGCCGTCATAAGGATAAGATGAGGCTACTTTACTAACTAAATCAGCATAATAATCTTTTGCAGAGCCATATTTTACAAATTTTGCTGGGTCGGAAAAATCCAGTTCTGGTAAGAAATTAATCTTATCCCTTTCGTATTCTTTGATATAATCAATTGATTCAACACTAGAAGTGATTCCTTGTGTTGTAGACTTTTCTTGGCCGCGAAGACTTGGCTTTTGCGACTTTTGCTTTGTAAAAAAACTTTTAGTGCCCATTATTAGTAATTATTCGTTTTATAAATTTATTAACCCGGAATGTCATTTTCGTCAACAACCCTGAAATTGAATTTATCTTTTAACTCAACATAATCGCTTCCCTCATTTATCAAAAAACTAACCTGATAAGAAAAATCCGTCTCATATATACTCATGTCTAAGTCAAAATAGCTGCCTGACGCATCATATGATAGTTTGGTGTAACCCTGATCTCCGCTGCCAGTGCCATAATTGATAACAATTTGTTCATCAACGGCCCTTATAACCTTATAATATATTTTTGGAATAATTGCTGATTCAATCTTGGTAGACGCCACAGTATAAATGTTGGGATTCCAATCTCTGTTCCTAACAAATACTCTAAAGTGTGCTTGGTCGTTTGTTGAATACTGTGCTTGAAGGTTTGTTATGCTGGTGGTGTAAGTGTTTATTGGATAAATCACTTGTTCATCAAATGTATTTACTGTAATTGCAGAAGACGTTAAATATTCAGTATCTTGAACGCCGCCGGCGCCGCTGTGCCAAACTGGGTAAATAGAGGTTACTGTTTTATTATTATATGCAAAAGATGCCGAATACACACCTGTGCTACCGGCATATCCGCCGGTAATGTTGGTATGATTCGTGTCGGCTACGCCGCCACCGAGAGGAAGTTGTAATTTATTTCCAGTTGGCCCGGAGCCGTCAGCGGTACCAGAATATATACTAACATAAATTATGCCGTCGTCGCGGTCGGCGGTACCGACAGTATGTACGTCAGGAAGATTTTTCAATTGACCTCGCACAAAGTTATACATATAAATTGTATTCAAATTTTCTGCTGCAGGAACTCTAGAAGAACTTAAATAGAAGTTGGAAGTATCGTCTTGTTTGGAACTATCCCAGCGAGCTTCTAAGACCGGTCGTTTTAACACATACTGGCTATCTCTTCCAAAAAACTTTTTAGTATAATAAGAGTTTTCTTTTGTCTCATAGCTACCGGATAGAAAAACACCAAAGCCGTAACTAGCGGTGTAGTTTGGATTTAACCACTCTTCAACTTGGTGTGTCACCTCAACTTCTAAATCTTCTACGCCAGTTGTAAATTTTTGTGTATATAATGATGGGTTGTAGCCGCTTCCTGTTATAAAAGTTCCACCCTCGTCAATCCAGTATAGACCAGTATTTGTTTCGTTATCTTTGTTGATCCCAGCATAGTTTGAAGTGAGAAGATCGGCGGCGTCCAAATTTTGGCCGGTTCCATCATAAGCATTAGACCTATCATAAATTGTTGTGGCGGTATCCTTGGGAATGACCTGATTCCACTCCATTCTCCACCATGCCATTAACTTATTGGTAACATCAACCTCATATGCAGTTGTCTTCTTTAAGTTGTTCGGGACGGCCTCGTTATATATTTCTTTGACATCATACGAGGCTAACTCTTTACTCCAAACAGAAACCTCGTCCATTTGGCCGTCGAAATAATTCGAATTATATGAAAGTGCGCCGATCTGAACTGGCGCAGTAGTATTTCTCATAATGACATAGGACGCATCGGTTCCGACAGTGAGAGTTGAAGAAGTGCCATTAATATAAATACTGATGCCCTTCCCAGCTTGTGGGCCGCCGCGGCCGTCGTAAGCTGCAACAACATGATACCACTGCCCAGTTTCTATTGTGCCGGCGGCAGTATTAACCTGTATTTGGGCATCGTTGGTTTCATCAAACAAATATAAATGTAAATTTTCATAAGAGCCGCCGCCCCTAGCATAAAAATACCACTCGCGGGCGTTCCCGCCCGATGTGGTGTATTTTGACATAATCGGGCGGTCGGCGCTTATATCATCAATATAAATCCACGCACTGATTGAAAAAGCTGTGTCTGCAGAAGAGTTATCAGTAAAAGAAAACGCATCAGCATCTGACACCTGCACATACTCTGTGCCGGCACTATCTAAATTAAGTGAACCAGCACTAAAAGATCCAGACTTGCGAGCAACCCATGTAGCACCCTGACCACCGTTACCAATCCCGGGGTCGCTATAATCTTCCATATCAAGGCCGGTGCCCTCATCCCAAGATTGAGAAACAGCCGATATTAACATCGTATAGTCCGTTGCCGTTGTAGACGAGTGTTCTGCGTTAAACAACCTTAAATAAAAATCGACCGAGCCGGATCCCGGGATGTTGCCGGCGTCTCTTGATGATGATAGGGAAGCAATATCAAAATCTATTAAAATTCTCGATAATTCACTTGATGACGTAGAAGCCTGCGCGTATATGCTAAAAACCTCTAAAATATCAGAAGCGCCCATGTTTGAACCAGAGCCTCTGCTAGTTAAATTTGCTTTGTATGCGTTAGTGATTGTAGTATCTTTTGTTGCCTTTATTCTTTTAACTGCCATTATACAACCACCCCAACTATATCTTCATCTGGGAACTTTAATTCTAAAACAATATTTTCAGGCACAATTATGAATCTGCCATCGTCTGTTGTGGCTCCCTCTACATCGAAATCTCCAGTATTATAGTTCGTCCCTATTTTTTGTTTTATTTGGATATCTTGTGTGTCAACAACCTTGTCTAAATCATTTAATGTTCTATAAATATCTGAAATATAAAACGGCTCACCAAAAAGCAATTTATCTGTAAACATGTTTTTTAATGCGCGATTACAATCAGATAAAATTTCAGTCTGTGTGGAGTCCAAGCTACCTAAAACTTTGTAATTGATTCCAAAATTTATAACTTGACCATCGAGAATATCAATTGTATCGTTGATCATCTTATATTGAGATAACCAAGTTTTTAAATTCTCTTTTATAGTACTGCTACTCGTTGTTAAGTTATCATCAATATCTTCTGATATGACATACATATTTAAGTTTCTTTTAAAAGAGTCCTTATCTTGCACGATGTTTGCTCTTCTTATCGCTCCAAATTTTGACGGCATTCTGTAAGCCAGACTAATATAATCTTGTTTTGTCACGGCCCGGTTCTGTGAAGAATAGGCATCGATGGCTCGGACTCTTATTTCTTCCTGCCTTGCCTCATCAATTTGACCCAAAATAGCCTCTTCATTATCAACATCAAGAGAATTGTTTATAAATAAACGATCACTTGACGAAGGAACGTCATTTGTACCATAGCCCACTATAGGAGAATCAATAGCATTAATCGAACCAACGGGAATATTTACAACAGAATTATTGTTTTTGCGATAAGTGACAAGCAGATCTCCAGAGGGCGGAACAACACCAAATTTGTCCGTCTTTAAAAGAATAGAGGGGTCAAAAGAATCGTCTGAATAATAGTTTCTAGCATATCTTTGTAAAGCAACGCTAGAGGGGTCTGGATATTGATTGTTTTTTAAACTGTTTTCCGAACCATATCCGAATTGAAGAGATGTCACCCCAAATTCATCAACATCTATTATAAATCTTCTAGCTACCAACTTTTCTCTCATAATATATGGGGCATCCTCCTCCCCGGCTGGTGTTGGATTTCTAATTGCTTGATAGACAATATTGTGTGATAAATATGGAACTTCAAAATATTCATTACCTTCGCTGTCTACCACAGAAATAATTTCAGTAATATTTTCTCCTTTTAGGGATAATTTTAAAAATTTCTGATAACTGCCAACAGACAGTACCTCGGTCTCTACGAAGCCAGATATAACGTTGCCATATGCTTTATAGGCATGGCTTGTTGGAATTCCATCAGTATTTGTTTGTGCCACTACAACCTCGGAATCACTTCTAGAAAAATCGACATCTTCTACAAGCATCAAAGAAGTGCCGGCGGCCGAGGTGAGCGTTGTCCCCTCTTTCAAAATTGGTATTAAGTCTGTATCTGGAAGCCCAGCAGTAGTGGCTGGAACCTGAACATAGAACGAACACTTGCCGGTAGAGGTAAACTCCAGCGGCCTTTTATAGCCGAACTGCTTTGCCAATTTTAATAAATTTTTAGTTTCGATGGCGCTGTCGATAAACGATTCGTTTGATTGATAGTCCACATAAAAAGATAGCATATCACCAATATATGCAACAGTATCTAACATTAAAGATCCAAAAGACGCATCAGTAAAATCCTTATATGTGTCTGGATAATATGTTTTTGCATATTCAACCAAAGAATCCTTGATTGTATCAAACTCTTTGCTGGCGTATCTAACTGGTTTTGTCTTTTTGTCTGGCATTCTTTAATTTCCTAACCAAAATTATTATCTATATCTAACTCTAATGTCTCACTTACAGAAAGAGCCGGGATTATATAATCCACTCTGAGGTATGCGGTATTCTCTCTTACTTGTGTCTCCACAGTTTGAATCTCCACAAATGGAAGATATTTCTTTACTTGAATAAATAGTCTTTCTTTTAAGTCTTCTACTGTGTCTTCGTTTGCATTCTCAAATAAGAGTTGAGTAAAGCCAACTCCAAAATCCGGCTCCATGACTCTCTCACCCGGATTAGTTAGAACAAGATTTTTAAAATTTTGTTTTGTGTTCTCTGTTAAATCTTTTGTTAAAAGATATGGGCCGTCATCTTTGGTATATGCTAGCGGTAATTTTGCAGAGTATCCAATAACCATCTAAAAGCCCTCGATAGAATCAATTAAAGTAATTAGGTTTTGATCTATTTTATCGTCAGTTTTATTACATTCTGCGATCCAACTGTTTCTATCTGGGCTGTTTTCTATAAATAAAGGTTCTCCTACCGATTGAGCCGCTTTTTCATACTGTTCAACACTAAGCGTGTCTTGTTTTCCAAACAATATAGAACTTACAAAATTGTCGACAAAAGCATCATCAAACAAATTGTCTAAAATAGATTTTGAATATTTTCCAACGACAGCCTGATCTAAAGAGAAGTCAACGTCGATCATCCCGGCGTGGGGATCGCC